TAATAATAAAACCTACAACGATAGCTATACTCTTAATATCGAGTTTTATATCTGGCTTTTTATCGCCATCTATATCAATACCTACTTGTTTGTTTAATATTTCTGCCATGATTTAGTTGTTGTGTTTTTGTGCTGCCATAATTTATTATTACTTGTTTTCGCTATTGTTTACCTTGTTCTTGGTGTTCTTTGCCTTGGCGTTCTTTGCCTTGGTGTTCTTCTTCTTACGTTACCATCATTATCAAAATCTACAAGATAAGGTAGCTCATTAACTTTATCTATTACACTTGGTGGATATGGTAAACCAAAATCGTAAGTTGACCAACCTAATCCCATTAATATTCTTTCGTAAGACTTATAACCTTGATCATGTAAATCAGTTAAAGCTTCAACTTGTCTTATTAATCTTACAACTCTATCTGTTGGTAATCCATATAAAAATGAAGGTACTTCAATTAATAAATCGTCTATTCTGTCTGCTTTACCTATTGCATTAATTATCTTGGCAGCTTTTCTAAACTTAGTAGATATAGTAGGTGATATCTCTAATACTTTAACATCTAAATCTCTTCTATTACCTTTTGCTAGTTCCATACCTATGTTCTTAGCTACAGATAAAACACCACCCAATATACCAGTACCACGTAATACAGAGTCAATAACACTGTTTAAGTACTCTACCTTTTTATCTTCTTCAACTTCATCTGCTTCGCCAAGCGCAAACATGAGTAGTATTGCTTTTTGTAAACCAGCAAATAGTAAATTTTGATATGCTAAAAATTGTAAGATTTGCCAAGCATACTCTGCCCTACTTTCATTTAATGTTTTAAATGTACCATCAGGATTTTTAATTCTTCTACCCTGTCTTAAGTTTACTAAGGCTTTTTTACCAAGCCTAGTATACTGCATAGTTACGTTTTGAAACGTTAAAAATATTCTACCTGCAACACTAGCTTGTTCCATAGATATTAAGTCTGCTCTTGATGATTGCTGTGATGCTTCTGCCTTTTCTCTAAAGTCTCTCATTGCTGTTCTTTCTGCTTGTACTTGATTCATACCTTTACTAACATAATCATTAACTAGGTTTCTGTAGTAAGCAGCACCACCAAAAGCTATTGCTAAACTATCCATAAATCTAGTAGGTGCATAACCTTTGTTTTGTAGTAAACTTGCTAGACGTAGGAAAGGATCTTTTTCAGATCTTAACGTACGTTGTATTTCTTCCTGCACAACATCTATCTTACCTCTATCTCTTCTGTTCTTTAAAAACTCTGACTCCCATAACGTTTTAAAATCAGCCACCCATTGTCTTCTATCCATGACTCTTGCTATGGTATTTATCAGGTTGTTTGGTCCTGTAAGTTCTATAAAGTTTGTTGCTGATATAGACTGTAATAATGCAGATCGTATGTTAACAAACATAATATTACCAGTTGCAAAGTTTAACCACTTAATCCATGGGTTGTTTATTTGACTTTGGTTTCTATTCACACCTTCTTCCATACGATAGAACATGTCTTCCATAGCTCTTCTAAATTGAGTACCATATATAGCCTCAATTTTATTCATCATTTTATCTGTAAATATAGTATATCTGTTATCTAAAAACTCATTGTATATAGCTTCTCTTATAATATTAAACGCAAACTCAATATCTGAGTTTACATCTTGTTGTTTCCAATACTGTGTTGGTGGCGGATATAAAGTTACATTAGGATATAAAGCTGTATCTATATTATCATTGAGTATAGAGTATATGTCTTCTGCATATTTTTTTATATTTTCATTTGCTTCTACATATTCTATAAGCTGTTCAAACTGTTCTTGAGATATACCTGGTGTATCATGCCCAGCCTTTTGAAACAAGTAAACTCTTACAGCATCCATACCTGTGAACTCAGGTATAGCTATATCGTATAGTCTTTCAACAAAGTCTTTGCCATATAGCTTTCTAAGATTAGACATTTGTTTTCTAACGTTTAACTTTATTCTATCCATAGCTCTTTCAGCTCTAGCGTATGGTCTTAGTATAGCTTCATCAAACCAAACTTTATCTGATTCACCTTTCCTACCTTTACCAGCTATGTGATTATCCCATAAACCTTTTAAATCTTCAGCTGATGGTGGAACAAATACAAGATTTATCTTTGATCTAAAATTAAATAACTCTGTAAGCCAAAAACCAGGTTTACCTTTTTCTTTAGCTTCAGTAGCATCTACGTCTCTACCTACAACTGGGCTATCAGGATTATTTTCATCTAATATTTTATTTAACGTTTCTTCTGTTGCACCTTCTTTACTAAACTTAATTCTTGCTTGATATATTTTACCGCCAATGTTAAACATATCTAGCACGTCTGCTACTGCTTTAGTATTTTTAATTGCGTCATCAGCAAACAATATATCGTTATAACCCTCAGCAACCTTACCTGTTATCCAGTCTGCTTTAGCTTCTGGTGTACCATTTTCTAGTCCAACTATATTTTCTAGTTTTAAATTTAAACCAACACCATTTAAGAACTTTTGTATAGCTGGCGCTGCAGCTTGTGGCCTTGCTGTTAATACAAATATATCTGTATTACCAAACTTATCTTTAAGTGCTTTTGCTTTGTTAAAGAAAGGCCCACGTTTACCAGCTTTTACCTTATTAAATTCACTAAAATCAAAAACCGCTCCTTCATCTTCTAAGGCTTCAGAGCGCAAAGCAAACTCTGTAGCATCTATTTTACCTTTCGTGCCGTTAGGAAGCGTATAAAGTACGTTAGATTTAGTCTCAGCCAAAGTATCATCAAAGTCTATAACACTAGCACCTTTTCTTTTAGCGTTAGGATCAGTTGCTCTTTTCATAGCGACTATAAACCTCTGTGATGACATGTTATCTACAGAATTTTGTATAACATTTTTTGCTCTTAATTTTCTTAAACTCTCTTCTGTAAACGCTTCACCAAGTCTACCACCTTCTTTTAAATCATCTACAGCAAAGAAGTTTGGCTTACCAAAGTTTTTTATAGTATAATATCTATTTGCTAACGCAGGATCACCTGGTTTGTATGATCTAGCCATCAACGAACCCATAGGTATTTGATCATCCATTACTCTCGGTATTAATGCTACTTCATATTGTGTTAGTAACTTATCAACTGTAGCTCTAGTAACATCACCTAAATACATCTCAGCTACGTAAGTTAATACATACTGTGCTGGTATAACATGCTCATATCTTATTTTACCACTGTGTTTACCTGCAAATCTCCATCTAACAGGCGCCATCCTTCTTAACATTGTTTTAGGATTACCTTGTTGACTTATTAAAGCCATTATAAAGTCTTGCTTAGTGTAGGTTGTACGTCCAACTTTTTTACCTATTTGGCTATGTAAGAAGTCAAGATACTCAAAGAAAGCCTCTTGCTGTTGTGCTGCTTCTGCATTACTTTGATCATAAGTATATTTTATGATTTTACTCATGTCCTCGTCTCTTCCTGTAACCGCGTTTAATTTGTATTTATCATTAGAAACAAATGTTGTTTTACCTTTATATGTTATGTTAAAACCTTTTAATCCAACTTGTTCTACTTTTATACCAAGTGTTTTTGTTAACAACTCATTTCTATGATCACCAACGCTACTGTAGTTCTGACTACGTCCGTCTCTTATTTTACTAGCTGTAGAACTGTGCCCTGCTAAAAACTTAGTTAGGTAAATGAATATTTTTTCAGGGTCATTGTTTAGCTGTTTAAATTTTTCTTTAATCCATAACTTGTCTACACCTCTAGATACTTCAACGCCAGACTCTTCTATTTGTTTTAAAGTTTTATCTGTAAAACCTTTTTTCTTTAAATACACACTAAATATATCTCTATCGCTAAGTATATCTTTAAAACCTTCAGCTGCAAACTGTTCAAAGTTTTCTATATCAAGTATTGCTAAAGCATCTGCACCAGGTAAATCTTTGAACATCCTGTAAAAACGTATAGCACTGTTGTAATATCCAGCTACCTTTTTAAGTTTCTTATCACCAAATCTAAGTACAGATGCAACAGCCGCTTCAACATCAGTACCAACACTTATTAAGTCTACTATATCACTATTAGCATCAAGCAACGTAGCTATATTAGCTTTACTGAAGTCACTACCTTCAATGCTGTTTTTAATTTTATCACCTTGCCTTACTATTTCTGCAGCCTCTGCTTCTGCTATAACTCTATCATTTAGTCCTTGTGTTTGTTGTAATCTCTCTGTTATTGGTGAATTTTTTAAATCACCTGTTTTTATAAAGTTCAGTAAATCATTTTGTAATATTTCTCTTGCTAGCCTTTGTGATAATTGTATAGCTAAACCTTCTTTTTTACCTTGACTAGCTTTACCTCTAGGCATGTATATATCTACTAAAGGCTGTGGGTTATTTATAAGCTTTCTTATTTCTGAAGGTATTTTTCTCATTAACTGTGGCCCAGATCTTTTGCCAGTTTCTGACTTTAACTCTCTAGCTATTTTTTTACCTACCCACTGCGGATAAGGTACAAATCCTTTATCTCTTTGACCATCAATTACTTTTTCTATAATCTGCGGTATGTTTTTAGAAGCGTACTCATTAGTAACTTCTGTTAATATAGTTGGTGTGTTACCTTCTATAAATGCTTTTAAATCTTTCAAAAGTGGTGCAATAGCTCTCCAGTTACCACCGCCTGGATTTGCATCTGTAGCTTGTGCAAATCTTTTATTTAACTCTGAATACAAAGGTGTTACATCCGCATCAAACGTTACACCTTCAGTTATATCTTCTGTATATCTTGCTATTTCGTTATATAAGACATCAGTTAAAGCTTTTAGCTGTTCTGGTGTTACGCCTAATTTTTCTGCTACTTGAGTAAAGCCAAAGTCTTCTACTGTTGTACCTGTTTCTGCTGCTATACCTCTTGCTTGTTCAATGTCAACAGTTTTACCTTCTTCTGTTTTTTCTTTTATAGACTCAAGGCTAACATCTAAAGCATTAAACCTTAAGTTCTTCATTATCCAACCAAAGAAGTCAGGTCTGTTTTTATTATCAAGAATTTTATTTGGATCATAAGTTCTTGCAGGGCCTGTGCTTAATTCTCTATAAACATCTTGTATAAACTGCTTTGGGTTTTGATAATTCCACTTCTTACCAAGTATATACGTATCAAAGATTTTATTGTCTATCGCAAAATTCATAACAGCGTTTGCTATTTCTTCGTTCCATGTATATACAGGTTTTTTATCAGGGTCTTCGTCTTCAAGTGAAACTGAAACATCTTCAGCTGATAAAGCAACTAACTCGTTTAGTTTATCTCTTCTTCTAGCGTAACCTCTAGGATCATCTTCTACTGATGACTGCGCTTTTGCAGAAGGCTTTTTGTCTCTATTTGTTTTACTTTCTACACTATGTCTTTCAAGAAAACCGTTCCACCATCTTATAAGCTCTGCTGGATTTGCATAGTTAAGGTTTATACTGTCTTTTGCTAGCGCGTTAAAAAATGATAAATGATCTTCAACCTTATGATTACCTTGAATAAAGAACTCAAAAAACGTAGCAGCAACCTCACCATCTTCTACAGTTGCTATTCTATTAAATACATCAGGTAAATTTTTTCTTGCGTACTCTCGCAGCACATTAGCATAGTCTGACTCTTTCTCAAGAAGCTTAGTATCAAATATAGCGTGCGTAACCTCATGCGGTATTGTGTAAGATCTTCTATTGTTAACTGCATTTTCTTGTATACCTATAGCATATGTTATACCATTTTTCATTTTTATACCTGGTATTTTAAAACCATTTTGCTTGCCATTTAGTATATTACCTTTTAACTCATCATATTCAAATTGATTTAATTCGTTGTTATCAAGTCTTTTCTTAATCCAAGCAAGCGCGTCAGCCTTTGTCATGTTCATGACTTTAATTAGATTTCCTTCTTCGTTTATCTTGCCTTTATATTCTTTTAATATGTTTTTATAAGTATCTGTATAGTATAACGCTTCAGCACGCGATATAGCTGCTTCACCAGATAAACCTTCTTCTTCTGCTCTAGCTATATAATTATCATACGTTTGTTGATCTGTTTTATCACCGTTATTATTTAAAACTCTAAATGTACTTTTTCTACCTGCTAATAACTGATCTCTTTCTAGTTCTACTATAGCAGCTTCTTCTTTAATTCTGTTTTGTCTTCTAATATACTCGTCTTTATCTATAGCACCAGTTTTGTATAGCTCTTCATTTCTAGCGTCTTGAGCTCTTAAGTCTTCTGCTTGTGCCTCGCGTTTTAACATCTGTACTAAAGTAGCATCATCTAAATTAGTTCTCATTATCTGCTTTTTGTACGCTTCAGCTATTGAAGCAACCTTAGCATCTCTTTTTGCTATAGCTTCGTCATATAATTTTTTAACAGCTGGATCAAGTAGATTTAATGTTTCTAGTGATTCAACCTCAAGATTTATATCATCAAGCTCTTTAAAATCAGTAAGAAACTTAGCTTTTGTTTCTTTATCACTAAGTTTAGCCGTAGTATAACCTTGTAATACCGAAGCAAGCTGCATACCACCACCCATTAGTAAACCACCATACATAGCAATATCAACACCTTCAAATAAAGGTTTACCATCAATAAGATTTTGTGTTATTTCTGTTGCACCTTCACCCATCATTTCAGCAAAAGCTGTTAAACCAGCTGAACCCCATACATACTTGTCTGTTATAAATTCTTTACCAGCAGCGCCCAGTACTTTGCTATCAGCGTTTCTAAATTTACCAAATCTTTGTAACGCTTTTATTGTTGTGAAATATTCAAATGTAGCCTCCGCAAGACCGTGACCACTTGATATCAACGCCATTTCTTTAGCGTCCATACGTTCACTAAAAGGCTTTAGTGAGTTTTCAAAAGATAATTCTTGTGACTTCATACCTTTACCTATACCGTACATTGTCATAAAAGGTATGATGTTAGCAGCTGCTCTACCACCTACAGCACCACCTGTTTTTGTGGCAAGAGCTGTAATACCTATTAAAGGTATGAACTGGCTTATAACATCTGATGTTGTTTTTAAAAACTTCTCTTTACTAGAAAACGATTCACTTAAATCTTCAGGTGCTATTTGAAACCTATTTTTTAGTTTCATTAAATCTTCAAAGTAATCTTTATCAAAGTCATCAATTTTTGCTAATGCTGCTTTTGCACTAGCGCCGTTAATGCCAGCAAATAGTTGATATTCTAGTGGTAGCCTAGCTAAACCTGTAACAACAGCTGGCACCATTGTCTTTGTCATTACCGCTAATGATTCTGAAAAGTCTTGCACTTGCTCATACGATCTTCTTGATAAAGCTATTTGATCTTTAACATCATCAACAAGCTCAACTTGTTTATCAAAATCTTTTATTCTAACATGTAAATCGTGCGCCTTGCCATTAACTACATTTATAAGATCTTCATAGTTTTGCCTATCATCATCAGACATAAAGTACATTGACTGTCTTGTGTTTGTTAAAGCATCATAGCTATCTCTTATGTTTTTTAATAACTTTACGTCTGTATCGTTTTCAAAGTTCTTTATGTCAAATTCTATTTTTGGTGATTCTTTAGCAAGAGCTTTTGCTTGAGCGGATGTTACAGCTACTTCAGCTGCAAAGTATTTTGCTCTTTGTTCTGGCTTTAGGTTTTCTAAAAACGCGTCTGTCTTTGCGTTTCTTAACTTAGCTACTTCTCTTCTTTGATATAGTGTTCTTCCTGCTTCTTCTAATTGAAACTGGTTAGGATTTTCTATGCCGTTTGCTTTTAATAGTGCTTTAGCTTCTTCGATTATGTCGTCATGTTTTAACACCATACTAACGCCTGGCGCTGAAACAATACCTGGAGTTTCTTTTTCAAATAAATTAAAGTTGTCTGCTGTTTTGTTTATAGTTTCTAACTCTTCATCTGATAGTTTTGTTGCTAAGTGTTTATCTTTAGCAAGTTGTTCAAAGTCTGTTGTTAATTTTTGTACTTGATTTATGTACTGTTCTGATGTTTTATCTACGTTGTTGTTAAAGAAGTCTTTTAATTCTTGTTGAGTTTTTAGTGGATCAACTACATTTGCGCCTGACTCAAAAGCTTTTTTATTAAAATCTATTTGTTTAGTTTGTTTACCGTCTGGTGATGTTATTATGATACCACTAGTCTCATCTGTTTTTCCTGTTGATGAAAGCACAGGCGTTGTTACATACTCAACTTTAAATCCAAATGGTTCAAAAGTGTTTCTAATAATACCAACATCATTTTGATATGTCTTATCACCTGTAAGTAACTCTTGATCAAAAGAGTTTGTAGGGTCAAAGTCTTCTTCGTCTATTTCATAATTAAATGATGGTTCAATTTGAGCTGCTAGTGTTTCTTCTTCTCTATTTTTAGCTCTTGTATCTTTTATTATGTTTGATATGTTTTGTGAGAGTGAACCTATTTTTATAGGATCTAACTGAACGTCAGAGTCTTTTAATATTTGAGAGTTGAAATCTTGAGTAAATGACACAGCATCACCTTTATAGTGATCTTGTATTTCTCGTAATTTCTTGTCAGTAATAACAACATCTGGAGCATATTGTTTATACAGCTCAAATATAAATTGTTCATTCATAATAATTTAATTAATTACCAGTGAGATCCGGAGCTGTACCTCTATCAACTTGAGCACCTCTATTAGCAGGTGTAAATGCAAAGTCTTGTTGTACAGCCGCGTCAACCCAACCGTTTTCTTTCATTACATTAGACATATTTTGCTTAATAAATGTTTCAAACTCTGCTGAGTTAAATCCACCTTTAGGTACTGTGTAGTATATATATTTAGAAGGTCTTCTTTTTTCTGTTATCTTCCCACCTTCAGTTTTACCTCCTCTGCCAATATCAGTAGTTTCAGATACGTCTGTTATTTCTGTACCAAATGATAACATAACACGTTTGCCTGGTTCTAATATGTTAAATTTACCATATTTATTTCCTGCTGATCTTCCTTGAAAACCTACTTCTTGCGTTATCTCATCATATTCAGTAGCATTGTTTTGCTCAGTTATTTTCATGTACTCTCTCATAGCGTCATTATAACCAACCACATCATCACCAAATTCTAAACTCATTTCTTCAATAGAGTTATATGTTTTACCATTTATCTCAAAAGGCCCTCTGTTAGCAACAGCAAACGATAGTCTACTTGCAAAAGGACCAAGCGTTGCTCTTATACCATCTTCAACACTAGTTGCTAAAACATCTCCATCTTTAACAGCGTTTCTTCCACCAGCTGTACCATCTATAATGTGTTGAGGTGTTGATGTCATTTCATTAACCTTTTTCTCTATTGCTATTTCATTTGCAAGGTTAAGGTATTTGTTTCTATCAGGACCACCACCTGCTGCCATACGAATTAAACCTTTATAGTATGCATCTGTTTGCTTTTGCTCAATGAGAGGTGATAAACCAGGTACTGTAACTTGAGATAGAAAACCACCAAGTTCTGATCTTGCTTTTGAAACAATGTTTATAGTTTCACCGTCATCATCAGTAAAGCCAGCAGGTACTTCCGTGTTTTTAAACCACGTTTTATTGTATTTAGCTCTTTCTTCTTGAGGTAAGGCATTTAGTACACCTTCCCATTTTTGCTGCAATTTTTTGTGTGAGTCAGTAGTAACGTATCTATCACCGCCTTTACTTTCCCAGTCAACCATCATACTTAATAAATCAACACCCTTCATGTTTTTCTCATTAACAAAGGCGTTTATTCTTTCTTGTAAAACAGCTTCTGCATCTTTTGGTGACATCTCTCCTTTTATAGACTGTTGTATAGTTTCGTCTACTACAGATCTATACGCGTTATCTGTAGCGTTAGACGGTTCAAAGTAAGATGGTAATTGGCTAACTTGTGTTGATTCAATTTTTTCGTAACCATCACCAAACTCAAAACCATCTTTATCAAAGTCTCTTTCGCCTTTATCTTTTAAACCTTCAACTTCTCCAGCTTGAGGGCTATAGTTTTTATCTAAATAAGCATCAACACTACCATCATCATAAACTGTTTTTATTATTCTGTTGCCATGATCATCAATATAATCAAAACGTCTACCATACTTATTTGTCTCACCTACTTTAGTTATAACAAACTTAGACTGCTTAGGGTTATTGTATGCCATTAGCTGAGACTTATTAGTTTCACCAACTGCACCTGACTGCATAGTTGGATCACTCATGTATTCTTTAAAAGCCGTAACACCTTCTGTGTATGCTCCTTGTACTTCAGATATTTTTTGTACTTCTGCTTGTATATCCTTTAGCTTTGTATTAGCATTTATAAAACTTTCAGTACCTTCGTATCTTCTAGTTAAATTTCTTTTTAAACTTAAAAACTCATCTTTCTGAGCCTCAAGCTCTTTAACTATATCAGCATCGTCGCCTGACAATAATCTTTGTGCTTTTATATCACTGTCTAAACTAGCTAAACTTTCATTGTATTTTTTATCTCTTTCTACTAAAGTTTTTTGTATAGCAGCTACATCATCGCCTATTCTTTCTTTAGCAAAGTCACCCCATGCCTGAAACTTCTCACCTTCTAATGCTTGTTTTTGTGCGTTTAATAATATATCAGTATTTTGTAATGCCATGTTATTCTATTAAGTACCTGTAAATAGTTTAGCAGCTCCAACGCCTACATCAAGAACACCACCAACTAAGGCTTGTGTTGCGTCTTTTCTAGCTTGATCTGCTATTTGTTTTCTCTGTGATGCTAGAGCAAATAATGTTTCGTTTTTATCTCTTTGTCTTTGTTCTGCTCTTTCAACAGCCATAGATCTATAATAAGCGCCTTGGCCTATTAACTGTTGATTAGCTGATTCTTGTTGGCCTATGCCACCAGCTATTTGAGCTAAGTTAGTTTGTTGTTGTTGTGACAGTGCCTGCGCTAAGCCAGCTATACCGGATCCACCTGCAGCGCCTCTGAGCTGAGCCATTGTGTTAGCTGCCATTTGTTGTTGTTGTCTTGCTTGAAACTGAGCTTGTAATTGGTTAACGGTTACGTCTTCATAAGGATTTGACATAACAGTACCGTAGTAGTTAGCCTGTTGAAATTGCGCTAGTTGATCTTGATAGTCTGCTCTAGCAGCTTGCTGCTCTCTTCTTCTTTGCCCACCACCAACTATACCACTAGCTATATTACCTAAGCCACTGGTTATATCACCTAAAGCACCGATAGCTCCAGGATCACTTATCATTTCTTTAAATCCGTTACTCATGTTATTATAATTACATTAATTTTGTTTTATTTACTACTTTCAAATACCTCGCTACCTACAGCAAATAGT